ACGTCCCGGGCCGGGGGTCGTGGATGTCGGCCGCCGGCCGGGCCGGGGTGCGGCCGGCGCCGAGGTCCTGCCGGGCCTGCTCGGCGCGCTCAAGCTCGGCGACCCGGGCGGCCAGCCGGGCGAGGGTGTCATCGGTCACGCGGATCTCCTTAGAACACCGGCCGGGCCGGGCGGAACGCCAGTTGCGCGGCCGCCCCGCCGCCAGCGGCGGACGGGTAGTAGCGGACGTTGTTGACCCCCGGCTGCATCAGCCACCACACCGCCGGGAACGTCAGGTTGCCGGTGACCGGCTGGGTCAGGTCCCCGTTGCGGTAAGCGGTCCGGGTTGACGAGTCGAGCAGCACATACTCGCCGGGGGCCAGGATCAGGGAATCGTCGAACTCAAGCGCCCCGCCGGCGGTGTCGTTGGCGATCTTTGGCCCGGTCGCCGGCCCGTACAGGAACCCGACCCAGTCGCACGCCAGGGTGCCGGTGTTGGTGACCAGTTGCGGCGACGGCGACGTCGATGCGGGCCACGACACGCCCGCCGATGTCCAGGTGATACCCGAGGTCACATCCCACGTCAGGCCGGTGGCCGAGGCGATGAACGCGCCAATCGTCGCGGTGACCTCGACCGCGTCCTCCCACACCGACCGCGGCCCGGTCCAGGTGACCTGCACCGGCTGGTTGGTCGGGTCCGACACCGGGACACTGACCGAGTCGAACCTGACCGTGATCTGCCTCGGCAGCGCCCACGCGTCATTGGTGACGACCAGCACCGGCCGCAACGCGGGGTTGAGCAGTTGCCCTAGCTGGTCGAGGAACGCCTCCGGGGTGATGCCCCCGTCGGGGTACAGCAGCATGGTGAGCGATACCGCCGCCGGCCCGTAAAAGGCTGTCGTGTCGAACGACCCGTGCGCCCCGACCCGGTCCACCGCGACCGCCCTGGCGGGGGCGGCGACGTCGAGGATCTGCGCGGCCACACCCACGGCGGGCATGATCGGCACGCTGATCCCTGAGGCGGGGTCGGTGAGGGTGATCGCCGTCACGGCCATGACGTCACGACCCCAGGCCGGCGGCGTAGACGCGGAACGCGAGCTTGCGCGCGACCAGGTCGGCGTCGGTGGCGTCCTGGACCACCATCTGCGCGACGTGGACCAGCGGCCCGCCGGACGTCAAGCCACCATTGACACCGTGACCGCCGGGGCGGCCACGGGACACCCATTCCTGCAACCCGCCCTCCCCGAAGCTGTAGGACCGCCCGGAACGCCCGATCCCCCAGATCGGCTCGGTGATCGGGCCGCCCTGCCAGTACCCGTGACCGTGCCCGATGACGGCCAACTGCCCGAGCCGGCCGTACCTGTGCGTCGCGTAGTTGATCCCGGCGTAGATGTCGGCGAGCCCGTTGAACGGGCCCAGGCCCCGGAACGGGCCGGCGTAGGCGTTGAACGTCGAGATGATCGTTTGCAGGATGCCCGGCGGCGGCGTTGGAGTCGGTCAGGTTGATCGCCCTCGGGTTGCCACCGGATTCGGTGGCGATCTGGCGCAGCCACGCCCCCAGGTAGGACGACGGCAAGCCCAGCATCCCCAGCACCTTGAGGACCGTCGAGCCCCACCGGGCCACCCCCGACCCGCCCGGGGTGCCCCCGCCGCCGCCGAACAGGCCGCCGAGCAGGTGCCCGAGCTTCCCCCCCAGGCCGCCCAGGGCGCGCAGCGCACGCCCCGGCAGGGACGCGATCGACACCAGCGACTTGTCGACCAGGTGTGCCAGCGCCCCCGGGAACGACCCGAACACCGCATGCACCAGCCCGGCCGACCCGGCGACCATCCCCTTGAGCAGGCCGCCGATCAGGTGGCCGCCGATGCCGGCCATCACCGTGGACGGCGACTTGATCCCGAAGAAATGCTTGACCGCGTTGACCAGCGGGTCAACGATGTTCCCCTTGACCCAGGTGCCGATGCCGCCCATGAACCGGCGGATCCCGGTGAGCAGCCCCCGGACCACATCCATCCCAGGCCTGACCAGCCACCCGGCCGCGCCCCGGAACGGGGACACGATCCGCCGGATCACCCCGAGGACCACCTGCACCAGCCCCGACGTGCCGGACTCGATGCCGCGCAGAATCCCCCGGCCGGCGGACAGCGACCGGTCGAACATCTGGATCCCCATCACGCCGAGGCGGGTGGTCAGCAGGCCACCCTCGCGGGTCAGCCACTTAGCCGCGGTGGGGAATGTCTTGGTGAACCCGTCGATCAGCCCGTTACCGACCGCCTCGACGACCTTCCCGATCGCCTTGTTCATCGGCCCGGTCAGCTTCTCGATCCCCCGCAGCAACGGGGTAAACGACCGCAGGATCGGGATCTTAGCGAAGATCCGCTCAAGGGGGCCGGCGAACTTCCCGACCGCCGACACCGTCAGGACGGTGAGGATCGCGTCCCACCAATGCTTTTTCCACCAGGTCACCGAGAACAGGTCGTTGCCGAACCCGGCGATCAGGCCGATACCGAACCCGAGCGCCTGCGACCCGACCGTTTTGCCGATCGTGGTCCAGTCCAGGCCGGCGAGCGCGGTCACCAGCTTGGACGTGATCATGGCGGCGTGGGTCGCGACCGACGCGAACGCGTCCCCCAGTGCCGTCCCCAGGGCGTTGCCGACCGCCGGCCCGTGCAGCACCGAAGCGATCGACGACGCCAGCCCGGCACCGGCCGACTTGGGCAGCGGGTGGAACAGGTTGGCGTCGTTGAAATGGAACGGCTGCGGGTGCAGCAGATCCCCGGCGAACAGCGGCGCCGCCTTGGGCAGGTGCAGCAGGTCGCCGGTCACCAGCTTGACCGGCCTGGGCTTGGACAAGCCGAGGAACTGCAGCACGTCCTGCCAGTCCCGCTTGATCGTGCCGATCGGGATCACCTGGTCGAACACCTGCCCGACCCGGGACCCGAACCGGCCCACCGCCGGGATCGCCCTGTTCACGATCCACGACACAAACGACGTGACCGGCGGCAGCAGGGCCAGGCCGATCCTGATCCCGACCGTGTCGATGATCGCCCGCAGCCGCTCAAACTCGGCGCCGGCGGTTTTGCGCTGCGCGGCGACCGCGGCACCGTACCGGCCGATCGTGTTATTGATCTGATTCTGCTTGCGCTCAAGCACGCTGTAGTTATTGAGCAGGGTCATGATCGCCGCGCTGGACCGGCCGCCGCCGAACGCGTTGCTGATCAACTGGGCGGCCTTGGTCGCCGACAGGCCCGAGTTGTCCAGGTGGGTCTTGAGCAGGCCCACGGCGGCGACCAGGCCCCCGGGTGAGCGCATCGCGTTCGCCAGCGACGTCGAGGACAGGCCGATCGCCTTGAGTTGCGCCTGCGCCTTGGCCGACGGGGCGCCGAGCAGCGACAAGGTCATCCGCAGCCGGGTCGCGGCGACCTCGGCGGGGATGCCCTCGTCGGTCATCAGGGCCATCGCCGCCCCCACCGACCGCAGCGACACCCCGAATGTGCGCGCGGCCGGGAGGATGCCCGAGGTCAGCGACCCGACGAAATCGGTCATGGTCATGTTGCCGGCGCCGATGATGGCGTTCACCGTCGCCGCCGTCTTCCCGAACGACTGGGCGCCCTTGATCCCTGACCGCCACGCCCCCGCCAGGGCGTTGGTCGTGTCCTCAAGGTTGGCGCCGCCGACGGCCGCCAGGTCCGACGCGGACCGCAGCGCGGTCATGGCGTGGACGTTGTCCATGCCGACCGACTTGAGGTGGTACAGCGCCTGGGCGAGCATCTGCGGCGACTGCTGCGCCCGCCTCGACGACAAACCCAGGACAGCCCCGGTGAGGACCTTGACGTCCCGCGCGGACCCGCCGGCCTGGGTCTGGATGCGGGTCATCTGCGCCTGGAAAGTGGTCGCCATCCGCACCGACTCGACGCCGACGGCGACAGCAGCCGCAGCTACCACGCCGCCGGCGACGGCGAACGTCCGGCCGAACCGGGCCACCCGCCCCTCGGCGAAGGTGGCGTCATCGCCGATGCGCCGGAACGTACGGCTAGCGCCATCCCTGGCAACTACGTCGTACATGACGCGGGCGATCGTGGCCATCGGTTAGCCGCCTAGTCCTCTCGTGTCCGGGTCCGGTTTCCCGGGGCCGTTCTTGCGCTGCCTGGCCAGGAACAGGTCATATGCCTGCCACTGGTCGAACTCGCGGGCGCCCAGCCGGGCGGTTAGCTCGGCGACGGTGCAGCCGAGGGCGAGGGCGAGGGCGAACCGGAACGCTCGGGCGGGGTTTCGGGAAAATCCCCGGCCAGTTCCTCGATGTCTTCCTCGGTCATCCCCGACAGGCGGGTCGCGGCC